GGCCTGTGTGCCCGATGCGCGAGGTAAAGTTGTAGCATTTGGAGAGGACAAAGTTGGTTTGGAGAAGGAGCTTCTTGAGGAGTGGACGAAGAAAGCTCGTCCGGAGGCTCTTAAAAAAATGTACGGTTCGTTGTCTAAGGACGCGAAGGCGTTGGAAGAGATGAATGTCTCTGAATATTTAGTCATGTTAAAGACGGATGCTAAGCCGCCAATGAGTGACAAACCTTTGAAAGAGCAAGTAGCCCCTCAAGTCATCGTTTATCACGAGAAGAACCTTTCTGCTCTGTATAGTTCCATATTCAGGGTATTGGTACGTAGGTTTCTGTCTCTGCTGAAGCCTGAATGGATGGTTAATCTCCTGAAAGATGGCGAAGGTATTCGTGACCACATAGCTGCTAATCACCCGTGGGGTGCGTTGGGTTTGCTCTTCTTGGAGAACGATTTCAGCAAGTATGATAAGTCCCAACATGAGTTCGTGTTCAAGTTGGAGAAGTTCGTGTTCGAACGCCTGGGTATGCGTCAGGATTTGTTGGATAAGTGGATGGAAGGTCATGAGCGTTGTTCGTTGCGAGCGGTGGCTCTTGGGATAAGCTTACACGTGAATTGGCAGCGTAAGTCCGGGGATGCTACAACGGCTTTCGGCAACGTAATTTTGAACGTGTTGAGCGTGTGCTACGCGTACGCGGGAAGCGTGGTAGAGTGGGCGGTTTTTATGGGTGATGATTCTCTTGTCTGTTGCTCAGTTGCGGCTGCAACCCCACGTTCTTTGGAATTGCTTTCTCAAATTTTTAATCTCAATGCTAAGTTTCTGCTGAGTACCTTTCCTTATTTTGCGTCTAATTTTGTGCTGATAAATAGTGAGGAGAAGCAAGTGCGGTTGGTACCAGACCCTATTAAGAGGATACAGCGTTGGGCAGTTTCTATGCCGAGTGTTGATCCACGTTGGGCCGATCGGTTCAAGAGCCAGTCTGAGACTTGCGAGGTTTATTCGCATGGTGATGCTCTTGTGGGGCTTGAGCAGTCGGTGGCTGCTCGGTATCCGGTGCCGGTTGGTCTGCCTTTGCAGCCTTTGTGGGATGCGATCGCGACAGCTGTTTCGTCCGAAACACGTTTCCGTGCGTTGTACGAAGAGAACGTTACGGTCGTTTATCGCCGTCATTAGTTCGTAATTGTGTCAAGATCGAACTGTATGGATCTATAAATTATACAGTAGCCATTCTTTAAGTTGTTGTTTGTTATTTTGTTGTTTATGTGTTTATTTCTTATTGTCATTGCCGAATTGAAG